CCTTGCTGATCGAGTTGTCCGGCTGGCTCTCCACCCAGGTGTCGATCGCGGCCTGCTTCGCGGTCTCCAGCGCCTTGCGCATCGCACCGCGATCGGCGTCCGTCATACCCGCCTCCTCGGCGAACATCGGGTGCGTCTCCAGGTTCTGGATGTAGTTGCGCAGGAACGCGGGCATCTCGCCGGCGGTGCCGAAGGTCTCCAGGTTCCGGGGACCAGCCTTGATCGAGCCCTTCTCCAGCAGGCCCTGGGCCTCCAGCTTCTGGGCGAGGCGCGAGAACTCCACGGCCTGATCGACCTTGGCGAAGCGCATCATCAGCTTGGGCTTGGTGTTGTCGGCGCTGATCTGGGCGTCGGTGAACCCTGCGGCCTCCAGCGCCTCTGCGACCTTGCGCTGGGCGATCGGATCGACGCGACCGTCCTGGCCGAGCTTGATCGTGGCCGCACCGAAGTTGTCGCCGAAGCGACCCAGGTGGAAGTAGGGGGCCTTGTTGCCCATCGCCGCCTTGGCTTCAGCGATCGACTGCAGGCGCTCCTCGATCGGGGCGAGGTGCTGCTGCATGCCCCGCTGCTCGCTGGGGGTGCCCACGGCTGCCTCGCCCTTCTTCTGCCGGACGAAGTCACGAGCTGCCTTGACCTGATCGTCGAGCGCCTGCTCCCAGTGGTTGCGGAACGACACCGGGTCGTTGAGCCCTTCGGTGTCCATGAACCGATCGGCCGGGTTGATCGCGCTGTACTGCACGCCCATCGCCAGCTCGGGGTCGTTCGCGACGTGGCCGTGCAGGCCGGTCGCCATCTCGGCGAAACGCTGGCCCTCGTTGAGCGCGTGGAACTCGTTGAACAGCCGCCAGCCGGCGCCATCGCCACGCCGGGTGTCGTTCACCAGCTTCATCATCTGGTCGTAGACGGGCTTGAGCCGCGCACGTTCGGCGGGGTCCTCGATCCAGGTGTGCTGATCCCACGTCTTGGCAGGGTCAAGACCAAGCTCGGTCGACGTCGCCATCACCTGGCCGACCTTCTCCGCCACCGCAGGGCTCGCCTTCTCCAGCGCCTCGAAGCGCTGGTAGGTGCCCTCGAACATCTGCTCCAGGCGGCTGCGCAGGGCGACGCGCTCGCGGTGCGCCTGGCTGTGCTCCAGCGACGCTGGGACCTGGTCGCCATAGGCGCGGTCGATCTGGTTGTGGCTCAAGATGCCGAGCCCCAGCCGGCGACCTTTTACCTTCAGGTCCTGCGGGCCCAGGCGCTCGGCTGCCGCGCTGATCGCCGCGACGGCTTCCTTGGCCGCGCTGTTGGCGCCGGCCGCATCCCGGGTCTCGACGTTGCGGTCCATGTCGATGCTCTGGCCCGGGTTCTCGTCGGCCCAGGCGTTGGCGAAGGCCTTGGCGAAGCCGTCGGTACGCACGTCCTTGCCAGCGTCGACGATCGCGTTTCCAGCGTCCATGATCGTGTCGAGCATGGTGCGCGCCGACGGGGGAAGCCCCAGCGCTTCGCGTACCCAGTCGATGACACGCGTCCACAGCGACTTGGCCTTGTCCTCGACCAGGTTGCCCTGCTCGTCGAACTGCTTGAACCAGGCCTGGGCCTGCTTATTCGTCATGACCCACGACAGCGCCTCATCGGGGCTGTCGTAGAAGTTCGAGGCCCACGCCTGCTCGTTGACCAGCTCGGGGTTGTAGGCCTTGAGCGCGCCGCCGATGTCGCGCCACAGCTCCTGGAACTTGGCCATCTCGGCGTCGCCGCCACGCGCCGGCGGGTCGCCCACGATCGCGCGGTTCCGATCGGTGTAGGCGCCCACGGCTGCCCAGCGCTGCTGGACGTAAGCATGCAGCAGCTCGTGGAGGATGGTCTCCTCGGTCACGCCGTTCTCGCCGTAGAGGCGCACGCTCGACGTGCCATCATCGTTCAGGCGGGTCGAGCCGTAGACGTTGCCGCGCGGGTCGCCGACCGCCAGGTCGACACCCTCCCAGCCACCACCGTCGAGGAGCCGCTTCGCCAGCTGGCGGTACTGCGGGTCAGAGCTGGTGTTCGACATCGAGCGCAGCAGGCTGACGATGTTGCCCTGGAGCGCCAGCGCGTGCGTCTGGGTGATCGGCTTGGTGCCGAACCGCTCGCCGGGGATCGGCCCGCGCGTCGGCAGGTCCTTCACCGCATCGTTCGCGATCTTGCCCAGGTCGGACAGCCGCGTGATGTTCATCTGGTTTTCGAGCGGGCCACCCGGCAGGCGGTCGATCACGCCGGCGAAGTCGTTGTTCGCCAGGCGCATCATCATCTTGACGCGCTGCTTGGGTGTGATGTCGGCGCTGTTGTATGCCTCGTTGATCTCGGTGAACAGCGCAGCGCGCTTGGCCTTCAGCGCCTGGTCGGTCTCGGCCCGGTTCTGGGCGCGACCGGGGCCGCGATCGGGCGTGTTCATCTCCTTGAACACCGGCTGCCCACGGCCATCGGTCGGCGTGGTGAGCTGCACCTCGCCCGTCTCGGGCTGGGTGAACAGGGTGCCGCCGCGCTGCACGTGGCTGATCATCTCGGCGACGTCACGCGGGGTGCCGGTGCGCGCGGCGCGCATCAGGGTGGCGACGTCGCTCTCGCTGGCGCCGGTGAGGTCCGACGCGGCGACCAGGCTGGCCGATGCGCGCTGCTGGAGCTGCTCGGGTGCCAGGGTGCGCCGCTCGCCCGCCTGCTGCTCCGCTACGGGGGTTCCTTCGATGGTTTCGCGGGCGGTCTGCCGGGCCTGGACCGCGCGAGTTTGGTCCGCCGTGAGGGTCTCGCCGTTAGCGACGAAGTCCTCTGCCCACGCTTTGCCAGTGGTGTAAGCGGCCTGGTCATCGACGCTGCTGAACTGGGGATCAGCTGCTCCGGCAATCTGTGCCTGCACGCCTCGCTCGAACTGCGACTGCTGGGCGCCGGAAAGGCCCTGCTGTTCAGCGGCCAGAGCAATAGCAGCAGGAGCTTCAGGTGTGCGCAGAAACGCCTGTCGTCCCTTGGGGGTGACATCCATGGCGTCGTCGTTGGTGATGAGCCCAAGTCGCTTTGCCTCCTTCTCGGTGTTGGATGCGTCCCCGGGGCGCCGTGCGACCTTGTCAGACGCGAGCGCCTGGAATATCGCAGCTTCGCTATCCACAGCAGCTGCGGGGGAACTATCCACCGTCGGCTGCAGTTGAGTAGCAGGAGCGGGCTCCACCGTGACAGGAGCGGTGACTGCAGGCGGGGATGCTGTGGCGGCTACTTCCGCCTGCAGTGCTGCCGTTTTCCCGGCGTCGAGCTGGTTGCTCAACTCGGTCGGGTTCAGGTCGGCGTCCACCAAGCCCAGGCGCTGGGCCAGCTTCATGACGTTGGCGGACGTGTCAGCGTTCTCGGAAATCTGGGTGTGGACCTTGGTCACCAGATCGGTCGGATCGGTCGCCTCCAGGTTCTGCACCCAGCCACCGCGCAGCCCCGACTTCACGTCGTCGAGACGGGTCTGGAAGTTGTCGGTCGTGAGCGGGGTCGTGCCGGCGGCTTCGGACCACCGCGCGGCGATCTCGGCCTGGGCGGCTGCCTTCATCTCGGGCGGCGCGGACTTCTCGCGCAGTGCGGTCTGCAGGTCGGCCAGGGGCTCGGCGGTGAACACGCGGCTCTCGGGCACCTGGACCTGCGGCGCCTGGCCCACCGGGGTGCCGGTGATTGCGGCTGCGCTGGTATCACCCACGGCAGGAGCGACCGCCGGCTGCGCCAGGACGTTGGGCGCCTGGAACGCGGGCGGCGTGGTGAGACGCGCCAGCAGCTGGTCGGTGGTCTCGAACTGGCCCAGATCGAGCGGCGTGTTCGGCACCGGCGCGTTGCGAGCGCGCATGAGCGCATCCTGTGCGGCAGCCTCGGGCGCGAGCGCGCTGTTGCCCTGGGCGTCGGTGTAGACGTCCGGCGTGCGGAACTGGTCCGGCGAGGGTAGGTACAGCTGGCCGGTGCCGCTTGGGTTGACCGCCGTCGTGCCGTCAGGACGGCCAATGAAGTCGGCAGGAGCCGGGAGCGCCAGGACGCTCTCGATGTGCTCGTTGAGGTCGCCTTCGCTGACGCTCGCGGCAGGCTTGGCCACCGCGTTGGTACGCCGGAACCCGCCACCTGCGCCCATCACACCGCCCACGGCCAGCGCGGTCACGGCGGCGTTGACGTACTCGCCGGCGGCGTCCGCGTCGCCCAGGTTGAGCCCGGCGGCATAGCGCTCGCCGACCTGCTGGGCTGCTTCGGTGACCGCCTCGGTGCCGGCCGCTTCGACCATCGACATCGCGGTACGGCGCAGGAACCCGCCGCTCTGGTGCGCGGCCATGTCGCCGAGCACCTTGCCGGCACCGGGCAGGAAGCGCGCGATCGCCGCGTCGGCGGCGGACTGGAAGGGCGCGGCGATCGCCGAGCGCTCGGCTGCCTCGACGCTAAGGGAGCCGTTCTGCTCGACCGCACGTGCGACGTTGGAGCCGGAGAACTGGGGCGTGCCGCCCAGGACCGCACCCGCAACAGCGCCGCCGGGGCCCGCGATGAGGCCACCGCCGATACCGCCGACGAGCCCGCCCACCATGTAGGGGAGCGACGCGGCCAGGTTCTCACCGACGAAGCGCCCAACGCCCACGCGCCCGGACGTGACGTCCGACACGCCGGCGGGAGCGGCCTTGTTCGCGGCAGCAGCGGCTTCAGCGAGGCCGCGCTGGTAATACTGCTCATCCTCGGCGGTGGCCGTCCCTGCGAGCTTCTCCGCCTGATAGGGCAGGCCGTAGCGCACCGAGCCCCAGGCGCCCTCGGCTGCCGCACCCAGGATTGTGCCGAGACCCGGGCGCGCGGCAGGTGCCGCTACGGGCATGCGCGGCATCAGGTCATCGGGAACGAACACACCGCCGATGTTGGGCATTTAGTTGTCGTCCTGCTGCTGGGCTTGTGCGAGGAGCTGCGCCTGGGCCAGTTGCTGCATATTCACGCCCGAGAGCGAGGCCTGGCGCTGGTAGAACGCGTCGGTGGCCTTGCTGAACTCCTTGGCGTAGCCCTGCTCATCCAGCTGCCCGCTCTTGCGCTGCATCGCCAGATCACCGACCTGCTGCTGGAACAGCTGCTGGGAAAGGGCGGATGTCTGCCCGAGCACCACGTCCTGGGCCTTGGGGGCCTTGTTGCCCATCGGAGCGACCACCGGCAGCGTCCCGGCCGCGTGCTCATACTGGCTGATCGTCAGCGGCTTGGACAGGATGGTGGCCAGCATGGCGCGGGCTCGATCCTCGGGCATCACCATGACCGGAGCTTCCGCCTTCGCGGCTGCCTTGGGCTGTGCGGACGGCTTGGGCTGCGCAGGCTGCTGTGCGACCCGGCGCGCGGACGCGGCCTGGGTCACAGCCGCCGGGGGCTGCCCGGACACCGCCAGCGTGAAGTCGCGGACCTGCTCGCGGCCCGTCTGGGTCGTGATCAGCGGGAGTATTCCCTGCATCGGGATCGCGGCTCCAGGGAACACCGTGCGCAGTGCGCTGCCGATCGCGCCAGTTGCCTGGTCCCACGCCTGGGCGCCGGCGTTGCGCACGATGGCGCCTGCCTGCTGCGCCCGGTTCGGTTTGTCTGCCATCTCAACTACCCCAGCTGAAGCCACCGCGCCCGAAGCCCCACTGCTGTGGGGTGAACAGCTTGCGCATGGCCAGAAGTCGTGCCGCCTTCACGTGCTCCTCGAAGTTCGCGGCAAACTCGGCCGCGCGACGCGGAGCACCTGCGTCGTCGTCGACGATGCGTAGCGCCAGATAGGCTGCCCAGTCCAGCATCTCGATGTGGTGATCCTCGGCGATCTCGGGGCCCGGCTGCTCGCCGATCGGCAGCGCCAGGTGCGCTTCGGTGAACTTGACCAGCGGGTTGCGGACTACGCGCAGCTGGATGATCTTGCCCTGCTCCTTGATCGAGGGCGTCGGGTAGACGCGCATGACCACGCTCGCCATCGCGCCCTCGAAGTCGACGCTCAACTCCTCGTCGGTCGAGTACGCCAGCGTCGGCCCGGGCGGGTTACCGTAGTAGCTCTGGGGGTCGATCCAGTTGTCGGTCGGGGCGCGGTAGACGCCGAGCAGGCTGTGCCCGACCCGCGTCAGATCGGTGCGCTGGTCAGCGCGGCGCGCGGACAGGACGGCAATCACTGAAGGGTGGAGATCGTAGTATTCCTGCCCGGCTACGAGCAGGAACTGGGTCACCGCTGGGGTGGCCCCGTCACGCAGAACGAGGCCCTTCCGCGCGAACCGGCGGTGGGCCTCGTTGATGTTCGTGAGCAGCGTCTGGTCGGTCCACAGATAGTCCGACGTACCGCTGACCCGATCGGTGCGGTCGTTGAGGATGGCCTCTCGGAGGTACTGCAGCAGTTCTCCGATAACCATCCTTCGACCGTCCCGCTAGTTACACCTTGCGGTATGGATAGCGCGATCGCTCGCGATAGCCAAGGACCTTCATCGACTTGGGGTCGGTGATCGGTGCGGACATGATCGCGTCGTCGAGCACGCCGAGCAGGAAGTTGGGGACCGTGACCCGCTCGCCGGGGCTGATCATGTAGCCGCGACCGTTGTGACCCACGAACAGCCCGGTCGGCGGGATGTGCTCGTTCTCTTCGAGGATGATGTCGGTGGTCTCGATCCCCAGGTCCTTGAGCGCCGCCTTGCGCTTGTCGTCAAGGATGCCGGTGTACTCGGACGGAGCGTGGATGGTCGCCGGGACCACAGGAGCGCCGTCGGTGACCACGGTCCGCATCGGCGCGTCGGCGAGCTGCTGCTCGGCCTTCTCGCGAGCGGCGCGCTCCTCCTCCAGCTCCTTGCGGAGCTTGGCCATCTCGTCGCTCTCGGAGCCGGCAGCCTTCAGCAGCGCGGCGGCAGCGGCGAGGTCGACCGGGTTCTGGCCTTCCATCGAGCTGTCCAGATCGGCGTAGCCCTTGGCGAGTTCCGCGGCGCGGGCGTCGGCGTTTTCCTTGCCCTGCTCCTTGACGGGAGTTTCGAGCTTGGGGTGGGTCAGCTCATACCAGCCACCGCCGGTGGGAGTGACCTTGACGCCGTCGATATCGTAGCTGTCGCTCATGACTTACCCTGTGCCTCCTTCGCAAACTTGTCGAACGCGGATGTGAATGTCTCTGCCGGAAGCGCAACGTCGATCGCCTTTTCGATGAAGGCGAGAGTTTCTTCCTTGGTGTCGAAGTTGTACTCGACGTCCGGGTCACGGTACGGAGCACAGGACTTCGCATCGGTGTCACGAGCGCGGTTCTCCGCCTCGATCGCCGGATCGGTAGCGCGCACTTGGAAGCCACCACGTTCACGCGAGATGCGGATGCTGTTGTAGCCCACTGGTATGGCGCTCCCCATTGTGTTGCTCGAACAAATGGCAGCGGCCGGAGCCGCTGCCATCCCCCGGCTTAACCGTGTGCCATCACCATCAGCGACTTGCCGGCGAGGTTGACTGCGGCGGGGCAGCCAAAACCACGCGGCGAGCCGCCGCTGATCGTGCCGCGCGGGACAATCGCGCTCGTGGTGTCGAGCGTGCGCGTGCCGGCCGCGACGGTCTTGAGCGTCTGGGTCGCGGCCATGCCCATGTACCACTCGTAAGTGATCTGGTCGGTCACGTTGATGATCGAGACGTAACGCGGGTTGAAGCCCAGGTTGACGTTCAGCGCCGTGCCGTCACCGACAAGGTTGGTGATCGCGGTGTTCGAGACGCCGCCGTCCTGGGTCTTTGCAACGATATCCATGATTTCAATCCCCTGTGGTTCCTACCGAAGGAGGGGGAGGTCACCCTCCCCCGTCCCGGCTTATGCGGTGGCGCCGACTTCCAGGCGGACCATGAAGGCCTCCTGAAGGATGACGGTGGCGGTCCAGAGCTTCCAGCCCACGGTGCCGCGCTGCGCGAGCGGGTCGCCCGGAGCCGGCTTGGGGTTGACCACCATCGGCGTCATGGACGAGTGACCCTTCAGGGGCACGATGCCGAAGGCGTCGCGCGCGAAGTAGATCACCGGATAGACGTCGATGTTCGAGCCGCCGGTCGAGCGCAGGCCAGTCGCACCGACGGCAGCGCCGGCGTTCTGGAACGGCTTGGCGACGGTCGTGGCGACGTAGCGGACCTGCTCGACCGAGCCGATCTCACCTTCCCAGGGGGAAGTGTGCGGGCCGTAGTCCGCGACCGGCTTGAAGCCGACCATGTCGCGGATGTCCGTCTCCATGTCCGAGTGGACAACGGCGACGTAACCGGCCTCGACCGACTTGGTGTTGAACGACGGCGTCGATGCAACCACCGAAGTGATCTTCTTGGCGTTCTGGCGGTTCAGCGCCGTGGTCACGCGGCGCTGATCGGCGAGCGTGATCTTGGTGGTGACGCTGGAACGACCGGCCACCTGCGCTCCGTAGAACACGTTGGTGCCTGCCTTGAGCACGTTGTACCGCAGGGTCTCCACGGTCTCGGCGGCGTTCTCACCCAGGAGATCGGTCGCCTCGGCGAGGATGTTGTCGGTGTGCGTGTCCATGATCACGTCGGTGATGGTCACGTAGTCGCCGTACTGCTGCAGGGTGACCGTGTAGTCCTGGTTGGCCAGGCTGCGGCCTTCGGGCGTCACGCCCTCGACCAGCGGCGTCAGCGCCAGGGGCGTGTAGAAGTCGCCCGAACCCGAACCCGCCGAGCCAGTGGCGCCGGACAGGAAGTAGCGGCGGAACTTGGCCGTCTGGGTCGAGTTCGTCGGCAGGGTGTAGGTCTGCCCGAACTTCTCGAACACCAGCAGCGGCAGCGCGCGCTTCAGCATGCGAACCACAGCGTAAGCCGCGATTGCGGGAGAGATGTCGCCGTACTGGATCATTGTAGTTGCCCCCTAGCGGTGTTGGCCTGTTGAAATCATGCCATCTGCGCGGCGTACTGATCGAAGGCGCTCGGGAAGTCGGACTTGTCCTCCGACTGCGGGATCACACTTCTCTCGCCACTGACTGGGGCCAACGATGCTACCGCTTGTTTGGCAGCCGTGGACAGCTCACTTTTGGCGGGTGCTGCTGGGGCGGCTGGCGCGGCTGCTGCAGGTGCTGGGGCCGGAGCCTGTTCCTGCGGTGCTGCTGGCGCTGCCTTCCCGGTAGCATCCCTGTAACGCCCGATGAGGTCAGCGACCTCCTCCGATGTCCCGCCTTGCATAACCTGCTTGTATGGACCTTGCAAGTAGGAAGGCTGGGTATCAATCCATGCCTGGACTTCGGTCTCCACCAGGGGCGTGTAGTCCGGTACGAGCTTGCCCAGCTCCTGCGTGTGGAGGGTGTTGCCCACCGTCCGCAGCTGGTCGAACAGCGGCTGGGTGTACTGCAGCACCTGGCCGAACACGTGGCCGAGCAGGTCCTGGTATTCGGCGCGGCGCTTCAGGCTCTCGGCGCGCGCGACATCAGGCCAGTTCTTCTCGTACTCGCTGATCAGGTTCGTTTCTTCGGCGGTGTAGAGCGGCGGTGCCTCGGGCTGCGGCTGTGCGGCCGGAGCGGCAGCGGGCGCGGCAGGAGCCGGCGCAGGCTGGTTCATCCGCTCGGACAGCTGCTGGAGGACTTCCTCCGCCGTCAGTGCAGGCTTTGCCGGCTCACCCGAAGGAGCACCTGCAGCACCCGGCGCCGGCGCCGGAGCAGGAGTGGGGGTAGGGGTAGGAGACGGGGCTGGGGCCCCACCGTCACCACCAGCGGCCGGCGGGTCTCCAGCAGCCGGTGCAGCAGGAGCGGGCTCGGGGGTGGGGGTTCCAGCAGGTCCAGCAGGAGCAGCGCCATCGTTTCCAGGTGCCGGGTCGGCCGCGTGCTCGTCGAAGGCTGCGCTGAAGGGGTCGGGTGCATCGCCGCTGGGCTCCGGTGCCGGGGTGGGGGTGGGTGTCGGAGCCGGGTGACCTTCCCCGTCGCGGATGAAGCGACCAAGGCGGCGCTCGTTCGCGGTCATGCCGCCAAAGGCGCCGGTGAGGAGAAGTCGGTTCTTCAGGGTCATGCTAGGCTCCGGGCTTCAGTGTGGGCGGGATCACCGTCAGCTCCTTGTGGAGCTTCGTGAGGTAGCGAGCCGCACCTTGCACACGTAGCATATCGTCCGCTTCTGCGGAGACAAGGCTTTCCTGCAACTCGGCGATGGATAGTCGCACAAGTTCCACTACAGCCTTGGCTATCGGGTCTTGCTGTTTAGCTGCGTCCCGAAGCTGCTTGGCCAGCTCCGCCAGACGATCCTTCGTCGTTGCCATCGTTGTCTCCTGACAGGCCCACCATCGTGGCGGCTGCGTCCACTTGCGTCTTGTCGGCGGCTGCCGCGTTCTTCTGGCCCTGGGTGACGCTCTTGAA